ATTGAAAGAGCGGCGGCGCGTGTTTTTCACGCGTCGTCGTCTTATTCGGGTTGCCCAAGTGCCTGCTACATTGTTTATTTGTAAATTCTTTACCAGGCCTACTCTCGAAGTACACTGCTAAAGTTTTGCATCTCGCCTTGTACCTCGTCTTGGTTTTCTTGAGTAGATTTCGATTGTTGTGTTTTACATAGTTGCCGTCTCTTTCATACCCTTTATTGGAACTTATTTTATAATTTATATTATTATTATACATTATCTGGTTATAAATGTTAATATTCTTTGTGAAGGGCCGCATTACACTAATTTAGTGTTGATTCAATTATATTTTTGCTTTGTTACATTATTTATCGTGAGGGAAGTAGTCCATGATAGTTTAATGTGATTTGGCCGGGGTATTTATTGAATTAGGAATCTTTTACAGCAATATGTGTGATAGCGTCAAAATTTTGTTTATTGTTCTCATTCTAAATTATGTTTATATCTTTAGAGCGATGATTCTATCATATTGTAATGTAATTTGTGTTAGAGCCTGCTGAGTTTCTTTTCGGACATTCCCAAGAAGAAAGATCAACTCAGTAGGATAGCTTTTAGTAGCCAGTACATACTTATTTAGTCACTGTGCGTATGGTGAAGAAGCCTCTACAAGATTTCAGATGTGTATAACTGGTGCTAGTCATTTTCCGCCAGCCTGTCTTAACTTAGCGATTAACCTCTTTATATACCAAGCGCTGATTCTGTATTTTAGTAGTGTATTTTATTTAATTGGTTGGGCTTAGTTATAAGCTAGGATATTCAATTGTCTATCTAGATATTTTCTTTTATCTCAAACGGATATGATATCAAATTGATGATTTTCCAATTTACCGTCATATCGTCTGTGTGTGATCTATATCCCAGTGTCCTTATTCATCCAGTCTAAGGAAGGTAAGATATACGTAGAAATTATTTTAACTGACAATTGTCTAGAGTTGGAAATTTTATTTTAAAAATGAACTCCTACAACAAAGAATCCCTCTTGGTTGTCCCTGAGAACTCCCCCCTCCCCTACAACGTTGCTATCGCTGATAGCTTTTACGTGCCTGAACCGTATTGGGCACGTGTTCCAAAACTACCTGTCGACTATCAGGTAGATTTTCCAGTTGACAACCGTCCATCGCAGGTTGTCAAACGTGTTCGTTCATCATTTGATGAGCGTATACGTATTATTAAGCACAAACTTGAGCTTCAGGCTCATGTGCTTAATCGTACCCCCCCCAAAGGATCCGCGTATTTTGATCCTAAGAACCTCCCCTGGGCTGATCGCTTTAGGCACTGGGCCCTAAAGACCTACAAGTACAAATCTAATTTGTACAAGAGTGATTTCGCCCGGATGTTCCGGAATCGTAATATAATTATTACGACTCTTCTTGAGCTCCAGACGGCAGAGCGTCGCCATGACGCACGTAGGAATGCCCAGTTGCGTGCTAAGCGCGATTACAAGGCGTGGTGCGCACGTATGCGTAAGTCATACGTACTTTTAGCGCCAGAGGACTCCGACGAGGATGTCCCGTCTTACCCTGACGAGGGTCCTTCCCCCCCCCCTCCCCCCCCGCGTAAGAAGTCCGTCGATGAGGACTGGTATGACCCTCAGGGTTTTAATCACGGCCCCATCGATAACCGTCCACTTCGCCGTAAGTGGTGGAAGAAGGAGTGGCAGAACATCGCCAAAATGTTGTCTGCCAAGAAGAGCGGTGACGATTATTATCGTCCAGAGTTGTATGTACATACAACTGAACCGCTTATGGAGAAGTGGGCATCTCTAAGATATGCCCTGAAACCTTTGGACACCCCCCCCCCTGAAAATAAAAATTCATCATCAATGGTTCAAGCAGATACGGCGCGTACTTTTGAGGTAGAAGCAGAATGTTCGGAAAAGGGAAATACTATTTTTATAGAGCAGAGTGGTAAGTCAGTAGGTACAACTTCTGCTTCTGTTAGTCGAAAAATGCAGTCAATAATTCCTGATCAAGCTAGATTTTCATCATTAAGTGATAGGGAGATAGTTTTAGAAACATTTAAATGGAAGAATGAATCAGCAAATACTAAATTGAAAGAGTATAGTTTACCAGCCGCACTTATTAAGTTGAGAAAACAAAATCCTACAGCTGTCCCATTCCAAATTCATACTTTCGCCACTTGTGATTTCATAATTAGAGTCCGCACTAATGCTAACCCCTTCCAGATAGGCCAATTGCAATGTTCATGGTTATATGACCCTGAAGCCGATGTAAATTTGGCTCGTCGCCTAAATATCTGGTCCCTATCCCAAACTAATCATTGTCTTGTAAATGCAGGTTCTAGTAACATAGGAGAAATTCATGTGCAGTACATAAATCCATATACTACTTTACCAGCATTTAAATCAGAAATGAGTGACAATAGTTTTAATCTTGGTAAATTTTACATTTTCGTTCTAAATCAGTTAACTTGTCCGGATGCTATTTCTAAGGAGTGTAGTGTTACAGTTTCTATTGAACTTATAAATGCAACTTATATGGGTTCTAGAGATATGGGCCTAGGTGATTTCACCTACCCACAATCAGGCATTGGTGCAGCTATCGCTGTGGCTGCAGCTGAAAAGTTACTTGAATCCACTAATACACCGAATAATGACAAACCACCTTACCAAGGATCCCGTATGGCTATGGTCCCCCAAAGTAACCAATCATTCTGTTTAGGTACGAACTTAACTGAGCCGATTAATTCACTACGATTAGATGCTTCGGGACAGCATAAGTCTGTGATTAATGGTCCTAATGAAATGACGGTGTCTCATATATCTAATATTTATGGTCTAATAAATACTGAAATATGGAACACTGACCATCATACGGGTCAGAGATTACTTTCTTATGATGCTTCTCCGCTTTTCAATAAATCATTTTATTTCAGACAGACGGCGGGTACAGATGAGACTTATGTCTTGCCACCTGTAGCTGTCTTATCTTCTCTGTATGCATACTGGAGTGGTGAGTTGCGTATGCGGGTTGATTTTGTTGCTAGTCGGTTCCATACTGGTAGGTTATTGATCTGCTACGTTCCTCTTTACCTACAAGATATTACCCTAGACCAGGCGTATTCCTATCCGTATCAGATGTTTGATCTTAGAGAAGGTAATCAGTCATTTACATTCAACATACCTTATATGAGCATGGTCCCTATGTATCCTAGAAGATCCGGATATACTACAGTAAATGATCAGTATGCACCACCAGGCCGAGTCCATGTCTTTGTTGTCAATGAATTAATAGCTATGGATAATGTTTCTAAAGATGTGATGATGAATGTGTATTGGGCTGCAGGTGATAATTTCAACGTTTTCGTACCGGCTCAACCATCGTTAGTTACCTCCTTTTTCCCTGACAATGCTACTCCAACAACCAATGTACAAGCTGATGAGGGCACCTACCCATGGTATATGGGTTATGATGTTGAAATGGTTGATGGTGGTGTGGTTCCAGCGATTTGTAGATACAGTGCTTTTCCCGATAGGATAACTACTTTCCGTAATACTAAATTTGGTCACTACTATACTATGAATAAACCCAGCAATCACTACGCTACTATGGGAGATTTTAATCCAAATGGTGGTGATCCTTTAAATATCAAAAATTATTATTATAAAGATTTGTTTTTTGTTCCCATATATAATATAGCTTTAGAAGATTTTGTGAGATTTAAAGGAAAGGTATTTGGGGTTTGTAAAGGTTTGGATCAAGTCAAACAATACTACGCAGATATAGGAACTGAGGCTGATCCCAAAGTGAAGTGTCTTCAAAATCTGTTGGTTATTCAGCGGACAGCCACTTCGGGATATGTTGATGGTAACCCAGTTTTTACTGGTAAGCAAGTTCCAGAGGCAGATTTTGAGGTGGTAGCTAGGGTACAAATGGATGAGCGAGTAGTAGGAGGTCCTGACGAGGAAGTTTTTGCAGCGTGTAAAGTATATCCTGTAGCGGCTTCTCTCAATAAGGACTTGCTTGGTGAGAAGTTTGGAGATCTGAAGACACTTTGTAGGAGGTATCAGCCTTATGGCGTTACAAAAGTTACAACATCGGAGACATATGGTGATGTTCAGTGCACTTTCCCAGCAACACCAACAGGTTTAGATATTGACATCAAAAATGTTATGTCCAATTATCCCCGCTATGTGAGGGAGGGTCCTTTACAAGTTGTGATGTCAGGATTTAGATTTTACTCTGGTGGTATGAGATTTGCAATTGCCACATCAAATGATCAATTTTCACTTTGGGTACAACATCGACCGGATTATGAAGGAGAGCTCAAAATTAACACAATTTCTAATAAGAAAACTGCTAGTAATTTAATTAATTCAGGCTATGCTCAATATCTTCAGAGCTTGAAGGTAAACAACATTGTCACATTTGAAGTTCCGTATTACAAAAATAGGAATTGCTTGTACGCACAAAGGGTCAAGAAGTTGAAGAGAACCGCGAATACAGCTACCCTTGGTCAGGTGGTGTTGGGAATAGAAGGTAAGAAAAAGGACGACAAGCTAGCAATGACCATTTTTGCTAGTGTTGCCGATGATTTCCAAGCTTATGTGTTCCAAGGATTTCCGCCAATGATATACGTTGATGATCTACAGGTGGATGTTACACAGTCAATAACACGCACTCAGATGTTTAGTATGAAGCATGAGCATACACACAAAGTCAGTGAACAGGTTTTAGACACTTTTGATTATATGGAAGAATCAGTCAAAGGAACTGTTGATAGTTCAATAGCTAAACTGGATAAACTAATTGAAGATAAAATTAATAGGTTAGATAATGCAGTTTCCACGAATCTTAAATCAATATCCGGCGCCCTAAAAGACGTTAAACCATGTATAGAAAATTTCAGTTCAGCTACTAAGGGAGCCCTTATGGATGTGATAGGTCATCTGGGCCATTGTATAATTTCACCTACRAAATCAAATATTTGTTGGGCAGTTGTTCAATCACTATTAAAATATGGTATACTCACAACTTCCAACGTCACAGAATACGCCGATAAGTTATTATCACCCATTTCTAGAATCTTTAGAGATACACCTCATACAACTCCGAACGAACTAGTGGATGCAGGAGTTCAGGCGAAAGATCCTCATGATATCAGGTTACTTGATAAGATTGTAAAGATGGGTCCTAAGACTTTTTTGGAATCATACGAGACTATGGAAGATGCAGCAGTTGATGTGGTATCTATTTTATTTTCCTTAATTTCAGGTTTGTATGGAGTCAAAAAATGTGATTATTCATGGTTCGATCCCCGATATTATGGTAAAGTAATGGTTGAGGGTCTCCCTACAGCTTCTAGGAACTACCGGTTTATAATAGTTTTCTTCCAAAAATTACATGAATTGATTAAAAAGATAATAGAGGCTATAACATACTATTTAAATCCTAAATTAATGTTTGGTAAAATGGTTGTGGATGATTTGCCATTATTAACAGAATGGCATGAAAATGTTCAAAAATTGATAGATCCAGCAAATGAACAATATATTATGGCCAAAGATTCAATTTGGGCTCCTTCAGTGGAAGAAGCATATGTTATGGGACTATACATCCAGAAGTGCTATACTAGCTATCTAGATGGTAATTCAGATGATATCTTAAAATTGAAGGAAAGTCATGTATTATTCTCTCAAGCCTTTTCAAAATTGTGTCTTATTCGTAATGATATGTATAAGCGTGGTAATTCAGCTGTTCAACGTCGAGAACCATTCTGTATATGGATGGCTGGAACACCAGGTATCGGTAAAAGTCAATTATCAGGGCGATTAACCTACATCCTATTGAAGCATCTGGGTGTACAATGGCGTGGACCGCATACATATGTAGTACAATCCGGTGTAGATTATTGGAATGGAATAGGTCAAGAACCATGTATACTAATAGATGACTTTTTAGCCGTAGAGAGTGGACAGATGAAAGACATAGCTTTAACAGATTTTATGAAAATTAATAGCCCTTCTTGTTTAAACCCAAATATGGCAGCTATCCCTGACAAAAACATCCGTATAGCTCCAGAAATTTTCTACATCAATTGTAATAGAACGTATCCTAAAGTTGCTGGAACAGATCACGTGGCCCTTTGGCGTAGGCGTGACATATTAGTTGAAGCTGTTTTAGCCCCGTTTATCACTGATGCTGGTTTCACCATGGTTAAGGGTAATGAGGATGAGATTGAAGCTATGATGGCTCCTCATTACATGTCATTTGCCAATTTTGACCATCTTAATTTTAAAGTTCATAAAAATATACTGGATCCCAATGGAGCGACGACCCAATTATTAACTTATAACCAATTCTTGAATCTTATTAAACTAGAAATTACAAAGTACCATAAACGACAAGTCGATTTGTTTAAATTGGCTAAACAGGAGATAGATGAAACCTATGTTGGAAAAGAAATGCCACAAAGTTTATCAGCACTGAAAAAAGAACATAAGAAAGCTATGGAATATCTTCAGACATATGGCCCTGCACCTGGAGTTACCATGTCAGAATTTTTCCAAATAATGAAAATGGTGTCTCAGAAGAAGCCTCTTACTGAAGAGCAAAGAAGGAAAATAGTTGAGTTAACATATGGGTCTAAAAAGTATCAGGAGGAACTTAAAGAAGGCAAGCATAAGGATCTACCTAGGAAAGCACCAGAACCTCTTATCCTCGTTAAGGAGACGCCTAAGGAAATAGAGAAGAAGAAAGTGAAGCCATTAGATTCTGAAACTGCCGGTCCATCAAAAAGACCAACATTAACTGAGATTATTTTCGGGGCGAAGGTTGAGGCGACAAGTGGTCTAACAGAGGGTGAGACAGCTGAATACCTTACAAGTATGGTTGAAGAAAATCAGGAGCTGATCAAAAAAGTTCTGAAAGAGAAACAAGAAAAGATTGACAAGGCGTCAGAGAAACCACCAAAACCACCTAATACAATTCTATCTGAAGTGAAAGTTGAAGATCAAAAAACTCGCCCTGATCCAGATGCTGAGGATCCAGACAAGATAGAGGAAGTTCAGGTTGATCCTGACCCAGTTCGAGTTCAGTGTCCATTATTCCCAGACCACGATCATTGCCCTCTGTTTGAGACGCCACGGTTTGAGTGGGGAGATTGGATATTCTGTAATGAGAAGAGAATAGCTGAGTATGACATAGAGGAATTGTCCGATATCTTGAAGAATCTTCTGTGTACAGTGGGACCAGTTTTTTCTAAAGTTTTACATAAGGGTGCTTGGGAGGTTAAGTATAATCCTAAATCAGCAGTAGATCAGAAGAAACTTAGAACCTATATTCTGGCATATTTGATACACAATGATGCATATTTCGATGTCTTGAACAAAATAGAACATACAGAGAAGAAAAATATGACTAAAACAGCAACAATGGAATTTAATTACAATCACAAACTATTTGAGGATAAAATTATGAATACATATTTCAAAGTGGTAGTCAAGGTTATCTATAAGGATATGCCATCGGGTGTTGAGAAGGTTGATAGAATGGAAATAGAGGAATTAAAGTGTGTCCATAACACCGATATACTATTATGTAAGAACAAAGCATGTTTAGCCCCATTTGCCGATAGCTTTATTGATTTGGGGTGTGAATGTCATATGTTGGCCTCTGATTCATTCTGGTGTAGAGATAAAGAGGCTTTCATAAATTCGTCTCACAAACCTATCAACCCATGGAAGTGTACTAACAAGGATTGTAGATGGACTAAGGCATACGCCAACAAATGGGCACAATATAATCGTCAAAGTATAGTAATTGGTAATATTCCACCTGAGATGGCAGCTGATGGCAAGAGAGATTGGTTGCATTATATCAAAAATTGTGCTAGTATATCAATAGATATTTTGGGTAGGTGCATACTAGGAGCTATCAATAGTCCAGCACTCTGTTTATTATATCTTTTTATATATTATGCAGTACCTTGGTTGACTTTCTTGGCTGTATCATGGCGTGTATTAAATTGGTTATTCCCAACTCCTGGGACAGCCAACATGAATGATTTGGCTAGAGTACCTAAAGATGTTTTCGCCGAAATGCATTCATCAGGTGATGTCAGGGCCGCACAATCTAGATTCCGAGCAATTAAACCCACTTTCAGATCAGTTACTAAATTACAAGCCGCCACAGTTGATTTAAATGATAATACACAACAGGTTATTAAAAAGATTAGACGTAACACGTATTTCCTTAAGAGTGATTCTGTAGAGGAAATTACGACATTTAAGGGTTTTAGAGTTTTCTTTTTATATGCAAATATTATAGTTTTTCAACGCCACTATTATGAGTATCTTCAAAGGCATGAGTATTTCCTCAAGACAAATGATTGGTATTTAGAGAATGAAAAATATAAAGTCAAAATTTATGTTGACCCAAGTAAATGGGTGCCAGAGTTACCAAAATTGAATCAGATTGGTTATTGTAAAGTCCCAGAAGCCCCACGACATCGTAGTCTTCTCAAAAACATAGCTTCAGCTTCTGCTCAGGATAAGAGTATGGGATACTGTTTGATAGTTAGTGTACATGAAGATGATTGTTTGTTATTACCAGTCAGGCCAACAAAAACATCTCATGTTAAAGTCTCAACAGGCTTGGATATTCCAGATTATCAAACCGATGTCGTCTACTCTTATCCTTGGTCAGCCCCCGGTAATTGTTGTTCATTACTTCTGAATCCTAAATTGCAAGCTCCCATAATTGGTGTACATTTCGCTGGTAATTCTATGGAAGGTTATTCCGAACCTATTTCTAACTGTATGTATGCCGATTGGATAGAACAGCATATAGAAGAACATGAAAGACCAGAGATTATTGATGCCAATACTGTTCCGTTTGATGGCAATTTTATTCCCCTCGGTTTTATGCATCCAGATTTTGCCAAACGTGAGAGTGGCATATCTGTGGAGATGCCATCTCTTGTCGCAGATAAATATTTCCCAGTCACAACAGCTCCAGCCCCCCTCAAAAAGAATGATCCTCGCATGCCTCCTGGTTATTCCCCTTTATATGCCGGTGTGTCAAATATGGGTAAACCTCCCAAATCATTTTGCCAAGGTCCTATTGATGACTATGTAGATGCTCTCACTAATAAGATGATAGCATATGCAGAGCCATTGGTGGACTGCCAGGTTAGATCATTTGAGGAGGCCATAGTGGGCCTACCAGGCATCAAACATTTTGAAGGTGTAGACATGCAAACATCAGAAGGTTTTCCATTCAGCAGATTTAGACCAGCAGGGATAGGTAACAAATCCTGGCTTTTTAATATCGAGCGAGGTGAAGACGGTTTTAACAAGGTAACCTCTATACATAAAGATCTAATGGAGTTGATGAACAAGCAGATATCGGAGAGAGCTAGTGGTACTAAGTGCCTTACCATATTCGAGGATTGTTTGAAGGATAGTAGGTTGCCTCATACCAAGGTTTTGATACCAGGTAAGACTCGTATAATCTCTACTTCTCCAATACAATTCACGATTGTGTTTAAAGCGTATTTTATGGACTTTATGGCTGCCTACATGCAGGCAAGGTTGAAACTAGACCACGCTATTGGTATAGTTCCAGATGGGCCTGAGTGGGGAAATTTAGTCAGTAAAATGCACTTTAGTAATGGCGAAAGCAAAAACCAAAACTTCCTCTCTGGTGATTACAAGAACTTTGGACCCACACTCTCTATGCAAGTCATGGAAGCAGCATGTACTGTTATCCTTAATTGGTGTAAGCATTATTATGGATACGAAACAGAAGCTCAAAAGAAGAATCAGAGAGTCAGGGCTAAGCTCTTGTTAGAGATCATTAATTCCGTTCATCTTTGTTATAATTCCGTATACATGCCACTCTGTGGGGCCCCTTCTGGTTCCCCAATCACTGTTATTTTAAATGAACTATGCAATGAAATTTATATGTACTCAGCTTTTGTATACCTTGGTGACAAACATTATCGGGGTAATTATTCCTTCAAATCACTTAAACCACATAACCATGCTACAGTAGATTTCTATGATTATCATGTTCGTAAATGCGGATATGGTGATGATATCATCCTAAACATTTCAGATACTTGTAAAGAATATTTTAACCATCAAACAATTTCACAATTTTTCTTAGCGCATGGTATTGGATACACTACCGCTACTAAGGACGATGCACTAGGAGCATTTTCCCCAAGTATGTGTTCCATTACTTTTTTGAAACGAGGCTTCGAACCTCACCCCAAAATTCCGGGCCAATGGCTCGCTCCTTTGGACATGGACGTGTCCGTTAAGGAGGTAATCAATTGGATGTCGAAAAAATTGGACCCAATTGAAGCAACTGCCGTAAATATTGAGGCGTGTGCAATGAATGCCTATGGTCATGGGCCAATTGAACACGCTAAAATTCGCGAAATTTGTAACAAAGCACTCCATGAAATCAAGAGTCCTCGAACACTCAGGACTTGGGAGCAGCTAGATCATATTCACTTTTTCGGCTTTCACTACAAACTCCTAGACAATCCAATGATCGATAAAATTCTTCCCGTAACACATATGGACTGGCGTTTCGTAAAGGTAGAAATGCCAGTCGTTATCGATCACCAAAACTTCGACAAGCAAATGACGACCACTCTTGCTCAATCTGTTTTCGCAAAACTTTGCAAATTGAACAAGGGTTGGGATGCTCTCGACTAGTGGAGATTGGAATTCTCCTGTCACATTCGTGTGATTATCCCGTTGGACAAAGAACTATCTAGTTATAAGTTGTAATTTTAGATAGATGAGATCCCCTCGCAGCTGTGACTGTTCCCTCATTACGCAAAGCATAGCAGTGTTGGACATTTTGTTGGGCAAGCTCTACCTATCTACTAATTTTTCTAAATTTTCAATAGTTCCGGTTTTTCTTATTCTTTGTTCATCGTTAATAAATTAAATCAAATTACAAAAGTTTACT